TGCTTCCGTAGCCGTACCAGTATTAATAGCATCCTGAGTAATACCTCCTAAATATTCCGGTGATATAGCATTTAATTTCTTTATAGCATCTTCTTTTTGAGCTAAAGTAGTATTATGACTCTGTACTATTCTCAGTAATTGATCTATTTGATTCTTTTCCCTTATTGTCGATGTAGCTACCTGTGTATTAATATCAAGGACTGCTTTTTGAGCTTGGGTAGCTTCTCTATTTGCACGAAGATACAATACAATTGCTGCCGTAACAAGAGCGATTGCTATCGCCGCACCTACCCAAGGATTAGTAATACCGATTACACCTAACATTGACATCCATTGAGCTGATATAGCCGTTGCATTAAATATAAGAACCCGCTTAAAATTTGTAATAAATAATATTAATTTTGGCCAGGGAGTAGTTGCCCATACTACAGCCATAGCTAAACCACCTAATATACGAATTAAATTACCTATAAATAAAACAAGTGGACCAATTGCGGCAGCCCATAAAGCCATATGAATATAATGCTGTTGCATAGCAGGAGTTAAATTCTTAAACCAATTGGCAAGTTCATTTAACTTACCTGCTAAATCATTAAAAAATCTAATTAAACCACCACCTGTACCACCAATAGATAATAAAACATTTTGGAAAGCTACCTTTATACCATCCAAAGAATATTGAATAGATATTTTTGATATTTCCCATGCACGAGCAAATGCATCTGATTCATCTTTACTCTTTCCGGCAACTTCTTGAAGTGCTTTCATCTGTGGTCCAGTCAAACCTAATGCCGCAATTTCTCCACGAATATTTCCAAATATTTTACCAGAAGCCGTTACTCCCATTTTAATAAAAATTCCATTAAGTTCTGCTAAAGCTGCCGCTAATCCTTTGTCCCTAATTATTTCTCTTAATTTTGCAAAGGATGAACCCATAGATTTTAATGCTGCTTCTGCATGAGGTGCTGGATCAGCTATTCCCTGTAACATAGCACGAATAGAAGTTGATGCCCTTGCGGCATTAAAACCTGTTCTCGTCATTATTGCTAATGCAGAAGTTACCTGATCAATAGATACGCCTAATTTTGCGGCAAAAGGTAATATTGGTCCAATTACCGGAACAATTTGATTTATTTCTACAACACCTTCCCGAATAGCTACTGTTAATACATCCATTGTTTTTGCCGCATTAAAAGCAGATTCCCCATAAGCATTATAAATAAAAGTTAATGCTTTTCCTACGTCGGAAGCAGAACCCATTCCAATTGCAGATGCCTTTGAAGCTAATTCTACAATTTTTAAAGTAGTTGCGGCAGATAATGCCGAGTTAGCTACGAAGTAAAATGATTCTGTAATTTCTGCGGAACTTCTATGAGTTTCATCCGATATTGCTTTAATAGCCGGTTTCCAAGCATTCATTTGTTCTTGGGAAGTGGAAGTCAAAGATACAATCTTATGTTCTAATGTATCTAATGTAGTAACCGCCTTTATTGCACCATATCCTATTAATAATAAAGGTGCAGTAACATACATAGTCATAGATTGTCCAAAACGTGTAAACGCTAAGGACAATCTATTAACATTAGATGCCATCATAGCAGAGGCATTTGCAGATGCAGCAGTCTGAGCCGCTAAAGCTTTTTGTGATGCGACAATTTGAGAAATCATGACCTTTTGTTGTCTTACCATTTCTTGTGCCGCTAACTTATCGAATAATAGGTCTGCTTTTATTCTATTGGCAATTATAGTGTCCTCTGCAGCTTTTTCTGATGCTACCCTTCTTTCCACAGCTTTTATACGTTGAATCATTAACTTATTATCCAACGCTATTTGAGCATTTGAGGAAGAAATAGCTGCAGCAGTTTGTGCCCTTGCTGCGGCTTCAGATGCGGCAGTAACTTTTCCTAATGAAGCTTCTGCTACACCTTCCAATTTTCCAAACGCTGCGTATGCCGCATTTAACCCTGCAAGATTTACTCCAAGAGTTACCCACAATTGCCCTATATCCATTATTGTTTCGGTTTTTGTATGCGTATTCTTTTACCGTCTTTTTCTATATAGTTGGATTTTTTAAGTCCAAATGCAGCAAATAAATTGTTTTTAATTTGCTCTACTGACTGACGTGATTCAGTTTGTTTTAATTCTTCAGCTTGTTCATTTAATCGTTCTCTTTCAAATTTATCCCAAATTGGTAGGAAATCAGAAGGATTGGTAGCGGTGGGTGTTTTCCCTTCTTCCGTATTACAAGCATTATGGATGTTTATCATAGTTGCCTGCAATGATGCCATTCTATAATCATCCCTCCATGTACCAATCGGGTCGATACGATCATATGCTTCCCATTCACTTAATTGAACAGAGGTTAGTCTGTCCAATAAGTGATCAGGATGGTCTATTCCAAGTTGGAGGCAGAGTCTGAATTGGAATTGGCGACTTGGTCGCCGTCTGAGTTTTTTATTAAATTCTCCTTATCCACTTCAGTTATAGCATTCAGCTTTTGTGCTTCGTTTACAATCTTTTCCAAACGACGAGCACTCATGTTTATGGAAAGTAATTCATAATCGGAAGGTTTCAATAATGCTATACCATTTTCGTCACAAAGAGTAACAACGGCTAATTTAGCACGGAAGTCAACCAAACTACGATCATATCCAGTTACTTCTCCTTTTGAATCCTTAATTTCTTTTAACAGGGATTGTTCAAACGTATCACGTTCCCTACCAGACATTTGACGAACATATACAAATTCATCTTTTCCAAGATCAACTTTAACGATCTCAACTTCTTCTTTCTGTAATAATAAACTACGATTTAATAACTGCGTCATGATTAACTGTTTTAATTAATGATTAAATTATTCTTCAATTGGTTTTTCTTCTTCGTTTGGTATTTCCGTTAGGTAATATTGTTTCATTCCCAAAGTAGGATTTTCAGAAATGTCAGCATAAGCTACTATGTCAAGTATAACAGGTTCTCCAGCAACTATATGTATATAAACTTCTTTCGTATATTTGTCTTTTACACCAAACATATCTAAGATAGCTTTTATATTTTCCCCTGTGCCATTTACTATACTCATGATTAAAGTTTTTAAATATTAAAAAGACCTGATTAGTCAATTTCCAATTTAGCTTGGACTTCCACTGTTTGCACCATTGTTGATAACAGGCTTTCCGGTGATCTGAATTGTAACGTCATTTGAAATTGCATCCTTTGCAGAAATGCTCAACGGTAATTCAGTTACCAAACCAGTGAATTCAATGGTAGTAACCAATGTGTCGGGTATAACAATTTCATAAGACTGTTCTTCGTCAGATTCAAAATCTTCCATAAACAAATCAAGGTTGCCCCTGCTAAAGTTCATAGAAAGTTGTAATGTACCTGCTTCCCGAAAACCAGCAATGAACTCTTTCCATCCCCCGACACTATCAATAGAGGTAACTTCGATTGTTTCCCTCTTCATGCCTGGACCTTTAATTGACGTAATTTCAGAAATAGCATCCCAATGAGACCCATTCCATCTATGAAATTCTACGCCAACTCCACTAATTGCTTTTGTTGCCATAATAAAATTTCTCCTTTTTAAACGCTTGCTCTGCGCTGTAAATTAAAATTACAAATAATCCTTGCCCGACTATTTTCGTCAAAGTCCAATAAAGCTGGACCAGAAGCACAATAGATAACGGAATAAAGATAATCACCAATGGTTACGTTTCCTAAACCATGCAGTAATGTCTTTATTGTTTCTATTAAATTCCATCCTGTTTGAAAATCCTTATTTCTAACTCTTATCTGAACGGATGGATATTCATATCCTTGTGATGTTAAATTTAATTGTGGTGGAATACTCGTTGTATCAAATATCGTGACACAATCCGGCGGTGATGTTGGTTCTATACTTACAAATAAGGTTTTAGCAAATACTAATCCCAAACCACTTTCCGATTCCAATAATTCTACAATATCTATACTACAAGCATTCATATTTTAAGGTATTAGGGTTTCCCCATGAATAATTTCCAATATTGTATTATGATTCCGGTTGATTGACTTTATTAAGAATCCTGGACCAGAACCTGCTTTTGTCCAATTTACTGCACCATACATTTCATGAACCCAAAGAGCATAGTTTGCAGAAAATCCCATACGTAATCCATATTTTCTTGCTCCTATTGGTCCATCATATTCAGAATGCGTTTCCCAAGTCTTTTCTAAAATTCCTTTATCTACTGGAATAAAGGGTTCATTCCTTTGCATATCATTACGAATAAATATAGCACATTTTCGTAAACCTTTTCGTGTATTATTACTAATAGCAAGAATTTCTACATTTAACGCTTTAATAACTTTATCAAACCCTTCTATACTTGATCTTGTTATTCCTTGTGGCATGATATTTAATTTTGTACGTTTCCAAATCCTAAGTAAATAGTATATACAAACTTATCTTGTGATCTAAATAATGGTGATGTATCAATTGCAATTATTTGGTAAGTATCCGGAAGTCCTATTGGATTATCTGTATCAACACCACTTTCAAAATCATCTAAAGAACCTAAATGTAACCAACCTTCAAGGTCAAGTTTTTGAGCAACCGTTACTACAGCTTTATTATGAAATTCCTTTCCATTCTTACTTGTAGTTTGTACTCTTGCAGCATCTTCCCATCGGCAACCACCAAACTCATCTGTAGATTCAAAAGTAACTGGAGTAGAAAAAGTAAATCCACCACTACCATTTGGTTGAGGATTCCCCCAGTACACTACTCTTTGTACACAAATCTTTTTTATGAATGAAAGTATGCTCATTTGGTAAAGGATTTAATTGCATATATCTTTGCCGACCGTCCCATTAATGTAGCTAACCTGCCTGATGTATCTAAGGTTAATACCATTTGCCCATAAGATGTGGAATGTAAACCTTCTCCATAATCCCCTGCATATTCTATCTTTGCTGTTCCGGCTTCTTCTTTCTTTGCCATACGTTCCACCGTAGATGCTACCATGTGAGCAGTAAGCCACTTTTCAATCTCTTTTAATAATGGAGTATCCCCTGTACCAAAAACAGAATTGATAAGAGTATTGGCAGTACCAATAAATGCGTTCCATTTATCAACGTCCAATTTTACATCCATAATAGATTGAACTTCCTCGAATGTTACACGTGCTGCCATAGTCTTTTTATTATTAGTTTACATTTTTGATAACAAAACCAAAACCTATTTACTTTATAATGAATAAAGATATGACCTTTTCCATAAGTCAATCCTTTTTCACCTTTTGATTTATCTATTGAAAAATACCAAGGAAGTTTCATTATTAATTCCTTTCTTTTTGTGGACTATTTTTTAATAATGCGTTTACAACTTTGGGAATATCAGCATTCCATTCTAATCCTAACCAAGTAATTACTTCTTTTATTTGGCTGAAATCATTTTGTGCCATTCGTTCAGGATAAACCTCTTTATAATTTACCCCTGCTTTGATCATAGCAAGGAATAATGCTTCATGCTTATGTATCCAACCTAACCATCCTTCAGCATCGGAATATCCTGTCATAAATCCGGTTTTCAAACAAGACTGAACTATATCACCTGTTCTTCTTCTTACAATAATCCATTTAGCATCAGGATATGTTTCATTCCATAGTTGCCAAATTTGAGCAATACGAGAACTTTTATAAATCCAAGGTTTATCTTCTTTATATTTTTGCTCTTCCAAAATATCATTTATAATAAATGCCCATGTAGAAGGAATGCAAGAATCATCTAAAGAAGGAATAATCTTTTGACCATTTATAGGAACTTTTAAAACGGAAGTGTAAAAATCATTTACTAAACTTTTTATTACTTTGTTTTCTCCCATTTCCGTAGTATCCCCCATAAATACATCACACATTGCTAAAACCTTTGCAATAATAGTACTGCCGGAACGTTCTATCCCCGTAATTAAGATTGGTTGATTTAGGTAGTCTTTTTTCATTTGTAGTATTTATAATCTTCACCAATAAATTCCTTTAATTTTGCTAAATTATAATCAGGCAATCCTTTATACATTGTTCGTCTATGACCCCCACCAATTCCACCTCTTCCATTCATTCCTTTTATACCAATTGCAAGGTCTTCACGTGGAAATAGATTTACATTTGTAACGTGTTTAAAGAACTCTATATCTATAAACTTATTCCCGTAGCTTAATTCAAAAGCAGGGATTGCTTCCGTCTTAAAAGCCGTTTGAAATAGACTCGTATGATATACGTTAGCGTCACCCCGATATTTCTTTTCTCCTATGTGATAATACATCGTATAAATTTCACCTGCAATGGTAAATCCTTCTAATTTGACCACCATCTTTTCCAAATAAACAGGAGAATAATAATCATCATCCTCAATTATAAAAATACCTTCCACTTGTTTCTTTGGAATACTTTTTATAATATCAATACCTACTTTTAAATTCCTACTTTGAGTGTTATCTCCATTCCTCCAAATTGGAGAAGGATACTTTGTAATGATAGTCCAATTTTTAGGAAACGGTTCTATATTTAATGTAGTACGTGGTATGCAATCATCTACAATTATCCAAAGAACCTTTCCGGTATATGTTTGTTTCCGCATCCAATTACAACACAAATTGAATTGTCTTGATCTTCCTCCTGTTGGTGTTATTAGTACAATCATTTCTATTTATGTTTAAACCAG